ATTTTTAACAAGAAGCCTTTAACCCCTCACCCCTCACCAAAAGGGGGTGAATAAAGAGAAAGAAGATGAAAAAATCAGACATAATAATATTGGTAATGTGGGCTAACGGACTTGGAGTCTGTATGCTTTCTAAGGACATAAGAACAGGCGTAATAAATACACTTCTTTATTACTTATTCTATGCGACAGGATTAGGATTATGGTATTTGATAGGAAAAATAACTAAAGATTAACCCCCACTCAAAATGACACAACATCCAACAACAGTAAAGGCGAAACAGGAAGTTTCAATAAAGGGCTATAATTATACCGTTATAGACCAGCGTCCAAAATTGAACGAATATTATATTAATATGTTCGCAGTAGATCACGCTCGTTCTGTTCAAACACACACTGAAAAACGGCATATAATTAACCACAAAAAAGATTATAGATGGCGGTATTGTTTTAAGATTATTGAAACCAACGACCCTGCCATTGAATCGCAAATAACTGGATAAAAATTAAGTAAGATTATGATTACAGAAAAAGAATTTACCAACTTCATTAATCAAATGAGCGACAGTTACGAAAAGATTAAAGATTTCGTACATGAATCGGATTTAGGCTTTAAAGACCAAGATAGAATACTATCAGAGGTGCGAAACTTTAGGGATATAGCGTGTAGTGGCCTTAGAGCTTCATTTACGACCCGAAATCCACAGGATAATTAACCCACAGGCAGATCATTAAAGGAGATAGAATTATGAAAATAACTATTGAAACAGACCTTGAATTAGAAGACTTAAAAAACTGCTATCGTAATTATTACGGGTATCCAAAATCACACAAGGTAACAAAAGCAGATTTAAGCGCATTTATCGGCAATCTTGCTAATGCAGATTTACAGGATTTAGATTTTGAACCCGAACAAGATTAACCTCTTCACACAAAATAAAGGATAAGATATGAAAAAATTATCATCCCCTCAAGCGCAATTAATCGACCATCTTTTGGATGAGCGAAATAGCGTAAAGTTAAATAAAAACCATAGTATGTTGTGCCCACTATTTAAAGATGGGTTACTGTCTGCGTATTGTCATAGAAGTACAATTCAGTCATTAGATAGGAAAGGGATGATTGTGCAGATTAATGCCGACACCTATGTTTTATCACCCAATTGGAAGGAAGCACAGCCATGAACATACAAGTCAAAAACGGAAAATTCAACGACATTTTGTGCCTCGACACAGCCGGTAATGCTGTAGGGGATGGGGAATATGAGGGGGAGTTGGTTTCGGTCGCTTCTGTAATAAATGAATGGAATGAACATACGTGGGGTGTTTCTATTAACGATTTATCTAAGTTTGAGAGTATTTACCGCGTCCATCCCATCAAACAAGGACTTGACCTCGAAAAACTGGAAGCCGATACCGATAAGTTTATAAGTGAACAAACAGGGGAAAGCTACGGTAAAATGTTTAAAGAAACGGATGATGGAAACGAGCGGGGTGAACATCTAACAAGCGAAAATCACAAACAATTAAAGCGACCTGAATTTATTATTTGTTCAGCAATCCATTACGATGACGGTATTGAATATCCACATCAGGCTAAAAATATTCATACAGGCTTAGTTATTTGTGGACGCAGGCATCATAACTGCATCACCAATGCTTCATTAATGCTCGGTGATAAGTATAATAAGAATTTAGCTAATCGTGCAGCCCAGGGCTTTATGACAAGCGAGGATAGGTACGTTAACCGTAAAGAAGCCTTTCGGATAGCTTTGGCTCAAAAACAAATCATTCATAATTTTTACGACGAAAACAATGCCGATCAGATTTTATGCAGCGAGGACTTATATTAATGATTACCACTATGAGCGAAGAAAAGAAAGCCGGAAATATCGCTATTGATATTTTTATGACAAGTAGACAACTTTTTGATGATTGTACCCAATTAGGTCATCTTCGGGGTTCAGGGCCACGCTACTACAATTACTATGATACCGTAGAGGTTAAAAATCTTAAATATCACAAAGACTGGAACGCTTTAATGCCCGTTGTAGAGAAGATAGAGGCGATGGGGTATACAGTAGTTATGCTTGCAAATACCTGCCGTATAAACTTCGACGGAAGCGATGATATTAAAGCCGACACCAAAATCGAAACCACATACCAAGCCGTCCTTTCATTCATAGAATACTATAACACAACAATTAAAAACCAAAAGCAATGAGCGAGATTAAATTTACTCCTGAAGAAGTTCTTGAACAGTTAAATAAATCATGGGATGAAAACAGGTATTGGGTGGGCACAAATCACGAAAGGTATTTCAATCGTGGTTTTATGGCATCTGCTGAAATATTCAAACCACAACGCGATGAATTGTACGAAGCGCTGAAAGCCCTATTTGAGGCGCGTGAAGATGAAGAATTTATAGCAGCACGTGAACAAGCCGAACAAGCACTTAAAAAAGCAACACTATGACAAACACAAAACCTAAAATAACAAACCACCCTATTTTACTTTAAGGGTAAAAACTAAAATAACCATGACCGAAGAAGAATTAAGGCTCGACAAATTATTAGCCCGTGTCGCTGATGATATTTATGCCTACGATAGTATTCAAACTATGATGAGTAAAGAGGATTGGGCTGAAATAAAACAAGGACTAAATGATGTTATGAAACATACATTTGGTTCAATTCACAACAATTTTATGCCTTACATTAAGCACCAAAAAAGAATTGACGATTACGAAAAAAGCGGATTAATTTTTTAACCATGACAGATAAACTTACACAAGTGGCAGAGGAAAAATTCAATACACACATGATTAAAACCGCCACCCCCGAGTTGCGAAAATACGCTATTGATTGGGCATTAGAATGTCTTGGCTATCCAGACATAGACGATGAGAAAAATATAGAATCTCATTGGCACATGCTAAACGTTTACGCTGACTTAATCTGTATGGGTGCCAATTGGCAGCAAGAGAACGGCGAACAAAAATGGCAACTATGCCCCAAATGCAACGGCGAGGGCTATTTGCCAAATATCAAGCCATATACAACCACGGCTCCAATGACTATTGTTTGCGATGTTTGCAATGGTGCCAAAATATTACCCACTCCACCCACAGAACAAAAATAGCCTCTTGCAAATCCCCCAAATATAACATACCTTTAATACATGCAACCCGACGCAGGACTTATCATAGCCGTGTTTTTGACCGTTATATTGACGGGGTTGGTTGTTTTGAACAGGAATAGATGAAGATTCCAAACACAACAAGGGCGGCTTACGGAATTAAATATGATAATCCTGTTTGTTTACAAAAAGGGGCTTTAAAGCGGCATTTTCGTAAAAAGTTTATACGCGACTATTTTCACAATGAGATGAAATCCCAAATGACAGACCATATTAACAGATTTTCTGAATTAGATGATATTGTTTTTAATGGATGCAATAGCTTTAAGTCCTATCAAAGACAATTGCATAAATTTGAAGATATATTAATGTACGCATGAGAACCTTAAACGAAATAGTTCAGGACAAGTGTCTACGCCCCGGCAGATACATCCCGAAAACCAAATGGCTTTGGGTCATGTTTGTGGTTTGTGTATTATTGATTATATTTGAGGTGAGGTATTATTTATGATAACCCAATTAGATCAAGCCGGATTTGACTTCTTAGCCCAACATGAGGGGTGTGTACTGCATCCGTATCAAGATATTGCCGGCGTTTGGACAATTGGATATGGATCGACGTTCTACGCGGACGGGACACCTGTAAAGATGGGCGACCCGGATATTACGCAGGAACAGGCGCAACAGCTTTTAAGTGCCACTTCACCGCAATACGCCAACGCTGTACATTACTGGACTGTACCCATTTTAAATCAGAACCAGTTTAACGCCTTGTTCTCTTTCGTGTACAATATAGGTACTGGCGGTTTTAAAGGCTCTACGGTACTGAAATTGGTTAATCAGAATGATTTTGGCGATGATTTAAAGAACGCTTTTTTGATGTGGTCGCACGTGAATGGGGTTGTTAACTCCGACCTGCATCAAAGGAGATTGGATGAGTATAATTTATTTGTAAGCTGATGGGATTTGTTTACATTAACGGCAAAAGAGTTCATACATCGGCATTAAATCCTAATCCGATTGTTGATACAAAAGTATTGCGTAAATACATGCAAAACATTAACGAAGTAACCGAATATGAGCATACCTTTAGAAATGGAGAAAAGCAGGTAGTTACTCAAACTTGTTGTGCTAATACAAGAACGAATATTCACGGACATTAATATGGAAGATCGCAAATTTTTACTCATCTACTGGTTCTGTGTTTTCAGCACTCTTTCGGGTCTTTTGCTGTTAACTGCAATCATATTCGTTCCGATACCACAATCTAACCAACAGACCGCTAACGTTGCTTTGGGCTTCCTGACAGGTACTTTAATCACCGGGGCTATTGGTTATCTGCTTGGGGGTAATCCGAGCGTTAAGAAACCAGATACCACCGTAAGTCAACCCGGAAACAACCCGACTACTATTGTTAATCCACCCCCGACCGGAGAGCCGACTGTTACGGGTTAATAAATAACTTTCCCATCTCTGTCCTCTCGTTCTGTCGGAACTAACTTTTCTTTCAGGCATTTATGACAGTCATAAATAGTGAGTCGGACACGACCCTTAAACTCTTTGCCATCATTTGAAAAGATGCTATATTTTTGACTGTGAACCATAGTCCATTTGTGTTTACAGAATAATTGGGTAAGGAATCTTTTCATCTCACTTTCTTAATCATCCCTACCACAGACTCGACTCCGACTCCTTAATTTCTTCATCGAAAAAGCTGACCAAAACACATAGTACCATAACGCCCAAAATCCATAGCGGTGCCGTTATACCTATGAGTAACCCGACTAATATTGATTTTAAATACTTCATTGTGATAAGAATTACATTCTAAATCTTCTTACTGTAAATCCCTGTTTAATCCAATTAGATACACCCTCTCCGTTATCCATCCAGCATTCATTAAAAGGCGACCAAAAGAACCATTTATATTTTTTCTTATTGATGGTAATGGTTACAGATATTGGTGTTTGGCTAACTTTTACTTGCCCATCCTCGTAATAATAGTATTCGTTTTTCATGTCTATCCTCCAATCCCGTCTACGTGGTCTTTCCAATTCATACTAACGGTGGTTTTTTCATTCGCCTTTATTTCGTCCAATACATATTTAATCCCATCGGAAACTCCGCTCCAATATTTGGACTCGTCTTGGTAAAATACAGATATTGATTTATCGACAACTCTCCGATGTTCTTTCTCAAGCTCCGATATTAACTCTTCAAGCGTTTTCATACCGGACATCTTACTATGTTATTTTGTATCAATTCAAGCATTTCGGATTTTTCAATCCATTCACTACAATCGTCACCGCTTCGTGTTGTCATTTTACAAAGCGCAAGAAGTCTGCGGCCTTTGTCTATTGTCCATTCGATACCGTTTTCTTCAAATATTTTTACTGCTTCAAGTTTTGTCATGGTTTTAAGATTTATTGGTGGTCATATAAATAATTATCACAGATTGGGCAAAGGTCATCCATGTTAAGCGGCTCACCGCATGTTTTACATGGCTTTATATAAATATTGGTATTGCCAAAAATCTCGGGTGAGCCATTAATATCAACATAGGACATTCCTTCGGATGCACCAAACTGTACTGCTGATATATGTCCAAGTCTTTTGCCGTGGATATTATAGACACTGATGTTAGAAACGAGGCTCAATCCATCATCAATTGCATCTTCCACACTTATTAAACCATATTCTTCCATAGTAATATTTTAATCATTAAAATAAGCCCGTATCGCCGGGACTATGCGCAAACCGCGACCTCCTGCATAACATGGTATTCAAGCGCAGTTCCTGTCCGTTTAAAGGTTATTGTCCAATTTAAGGCGAGGCTGTCACCCCTCGCCTAACAGTTTGAATCTAAATTGCCTCGTCGTAGGCAGGTGTCGCGCCCTTTAAAGTAAAGAAGTGACTGCCAATCACTGGACGGCGTTCCTAAAGCCAACTCGTGACTTGTGCCGCAAACAGTCCCGTTGACGTTGCTTCCGTGGTTCCTTGTCGGTTTTAACTTCTTATATCTTTTTCACCACTTCCAAAACTCCCACCAATGTACTACGGGTTCGGGACGGTTGCGGTTTGTGTACCCCCGGACACAGCTGAACCTATTGGTGGGGTAGGTATAAACGTCGCACTCGCAGCCACAATAGCGGCAGTCTTAGGGGCTATAAACGTTTGGTAAACCCATTCGCCCAAACCTAATGCGATATGAACATAATTCAATGTACCGCCCGATAATAGCGTTGCCCCGGCGTTTAGTATGATGTTTAATATACCGTTCCACTCCGCATCCGACGACGCATTTTGGAGCTTTCCTTGCAAGAAAGTAACCGCCGCGTTAATATCCGTGGTAGTTAGCCCGAAAGTGCCTGCAAGCCCTATTAAAGTATTTGTAACGACCGATGGGTCAAGTCCTGTGTCTTTCGCTATCAGGTTAACCAAATCCGTACCCAAAATGGTAAGATTGTTTTTAAGGTATTGCCCGATAGTGCCTGAATTGATAAGGGCTTGCTGCTGCGTAGTGCTTAAATTGTTCCACGCCTCTTTTAATGCGCTGAATAAAAATGGGAAGATGCTCTCTAAGAGTTTTCCGATACCGCCTAAGATGTTTGAGATAAATGACATGATGTTTTTGTTGTTTTTATGTTGTTAAAGTTAGTTAATTATGTTAATTGATTGAGAAAAGTTAATTCTTTAGCCTTTTCATGCTGAACCTTTTTAAGTGCTTCGTCTAACGATGAAACAAATACCAACACTTTATCTAAGCTAACCTTAGATTCTATCGGTATGGACATATTCAAATTAAGGTCATGGAATTTGCCGGATATATTCCAATTTTGATGATTTACATCGGAAACGTTCGACGAACATTTATAGGTTGTTGCACCTAATTTTAACTCAAATTCTTTCATATCTTCAATTTACTAAAATACTCTTTAATCCCCTCCAAAACCATCATGATGCGGCGTTGGCGGGTTATAAGTTTCATTTGCTATGTTTTGCCATCCATTTTATAAAATCCTGTTCGGTAGGTTTACGCGGCACAAGAAAGCCTATAAATTCCTGCTCGGTCGTATCGGGAACATTAACTATTTTGGTATAATCTTTTGAATGCCCGCTCCCGCCAGTTCCAAACCACATATCTTTCCATTCCGTATCAATATGCGCCTTGTAATGAACCGATTTATACGCCTTACCAATAGCGGCATGATGCAAATTCCCGTTAAATTCATTTACCATGTTTTTTATCTGCTGTCCTTGTTCAAAAGTTTCAGGGTCGGCATATCCCGAAGTATGGTCTGCGTTCCAATGTATGGTTCGGTAATCATCTTCGCTTTTTTCACTAACCGTATCGGGATGCTGATATAGGTATAGGAAGTACCGTTGTGCCAAACTATCCGAAATAGTGATGTTGCCGATCTTCGTTTGCGCCACTCCTGCCGAAGCTACTAAGGCAAGTGCGATGGTTATGTAGAGTGCTTTCATTCTAATTTAAGTGTAAATCCGTTAATTCAAATGGTTTTTTAAAGTAAGTAAAAGCCCCAATCTTTTTATCTCGTTTATAAATAATAATAGCGTGTTGGTGCTTAACAACGGTAAACGGAGTATCACAAATCAGTTTGCCATTTTTATAATTAACGCAAACCATATCATTACCAATCGAAACCACTAATTGGCATATATGCGATTCATTTGTGAATAATTGCCATTCAATTTCAGGTGGGGTTCCGTGTTCTATCTTAAACATACGGGTATCCTTTTTCGTCTGCCCCAACCCCACCAAAGAGGTTAGTAGGAGGGCGGTTAAGAGGGTTAAAGATTTCATGCGGATACCCTCCTTGCTTTCCGTTTACCTGTATTGCCATGTGGTTTTGGCTTTTCATCAACGGGTTTGCACTTCTTTTTTAATTCGTTTAATTCCCGTGAAAGCCTTGTGCTATACTCTGCGTTCGATTGAATAACCCTGTCCCTTTCCGCAAGTTTACGTTGCATCTCCTCTCGAACTTCCTCCTCTGCTGACTTTACATAAGCCTGCGAATGTCCATTGTAACAAAAGAACGACTTCTTGTCCCGCCTGCGTTGTGTGTCAAAGGTATCGGGTACATAAAACACACATCCACAACTAATGCAAATATGTTCGGTAAATTCTATTGATAAGCTCACGTTCATTTCTTTTAAATTTTACTACACCACCTCCAAAGTTTCAGACCTTACAATATCATCGATGTTGATAGCGTCGATAACCTCTTGCGGCAGGTCGATTTCAAATTCCAGTTCGGGCATTATTTGGCGCAGGCTTGGTGAGTAATATAGTTTTATCAAACTCAAGTATAAAATCACGCGCTTTTTGCGGTAGGGATATGTAAGGCAATCCCCCAATACGGATTTCCTCGTTCATTACATCTGCAATCGGGAATACATCACATATAGCTACTGATATGGCGCAGTTTTCCCATGCCCTACCAGTACAATAGGCACTTTTCCTAAGTACTTCTTTGGTGACTTTTATTTTTAATCTCATATAAATTCGTCCTCCTCTATTTCGCCATTGAGCCATTGGTACGCCGAGATAGCTGCGTTTTCTACATTATCGTCGTGATTTCCCTCATATATCTCATCTTGGTCAATGTCATTTTTTATGACGTGCATTTGTTCGTCAATGGCTTCCCAATTATTATCTCCAAAAAATGAATATTGTGGGAGCGTCTTTTTTAGATCGGATAGCTTTTGTACCATGCTGTCAATCTCGGTTTGGTTTCTTTTCATATCATTTGGTTTTTAAACTCCTTACTATATCCCCACCCTGCAACAACTCCACGTTGTCGCCATGCCTCACTGGTTTCATTACAGCCCATATCCCCCATCCCGTAAAGGACAGGACGATCAATACGAACAGCCAAAACTGCCACAGGCGGATGATGATGCCGGGGATGGTGGGAGGGGCGAAGGTTTTCATGCTATGCGTGTTGCTGTACAGTAGTCGTTTTTGACTCCTGTATATGAAAATAACAATTTACTATCAACGCCCTGATTGCTATTAAGGCGGTTAAGTGTTGATTTAAAAGAAGCTATCCGGTCAGCATGTATTTGAATTGTACCATTAATAGGTGTTTCCGAAATAACATCCGCAATACTCGGTTTTACTTCTACTGGTTCTATTTTGTTCATATCTCATTATATTAATGTCGGGGGAACGGGAATCGAACCCGCTCTTCCTTATTGTCACAGAAACCGCTAAGTCGCTGTATTGACACGCCACCAGCCGTTGTCCGGACTTATAATGCTGGTGAATCCCCCGATAACAATACAAACATACAACAAACATATTATATCACAAAATAAACTTATTAACATTTTGTATTAAACTGTGTTAATAACTTGTTTGAAATAAATTTTCATAAGTCCCAAACATTACTTTACTTTGTTCCGTACAAACCGCCCAACGGCATAAATGAAAAGGAAAGATGAAAGTATTTACTGAACAACTTGAAGAACTAAAAAGCGCGGCTCAAAAAATAGTGCTAACGCATTTTAAAGATGGAGAGCTTCACTTTAGTGAAAGGACACTTGTAATGGAAAGCGGCGGCTGGCGAAATGATGACAGCATCGACAAAGACGACCTTTACAAACTATCAGCAGAATTTGTTTGTGACCTTGCCGATGAACTGATTTGCGGATTTTAGCCCCCTCACCCTTCATAAACTTAAAACAATGAAAACAGAACCAATGTCAGCCACCGCTCACGAAAGCATGGTAAAACGTAACAAAATAACACCTGAAAAGATTAAGGCGTTGAGGATGAGTTTGGAAAGAGGAAAGGAGTTGGTGAAGAAATGAGCTTAAGTAAGATATTATCCGGGTTTGAAATGGGTTATATTTCAGCCGATATCGCAGAGGAACAAATACGTGAATTGATAAATTTGGTTAGTGTGAGTAATGAGAATTTGACAATTTTTGGCGATGGATACGATCAAGCCATTACAGATGTATTTAAAGCACTTGACCTATGAATCTTCGCTGCCTCCTCTTCGGCCACGCCTTTATTGATGGCTTCAAATACCGTCGCTGTCTGCGCTGCGGTCTGACCCAAAAGAAAGTCCTGAAAGGTATGGAGCAAGAACTGGACAACAATGCCAAAATCATATTAGAACTGGAAACTGATTATTTAATTCAAAAATCACAAATAGAAAATAAATTATGAACCTACAAGACAGAATATCAGACATCCGCGCTTTAACGCATAACTTAGTTAAAGAGAACCCGGAAATATCAAGCCTTACATTCAGCCTGTTCGATTGTGAACTGGACGAAATTGAAGCTATGGCACAATCGCCTATAAAGTATAGCAACTACCATGAACGGGCGCAAGCTATCGTGGTAAGCGAATCTACTTTAGCCATATTTGCTTATACCAAAAAGTGTAAGCCCGTTTCACCTGTAACCCCTCAATTTGAAATGATATGAAAAAGTGTAAAAAACTTAGCTACAAATCCATCCGCAAGATGTGGTCTGACGCTGAATGGGCGCGTGACCTGTATTTTGACTTGGGGATAGCAGAGGAATATCTGCGCTATCAGAAGATAGCAACAAGGCTGTATAATGCGATGATGAGGTTTGAAAAAATTAACACTTTAAAGGCTGAATAAGATGAACAATTCAAGATGCCCCGGATGTGGTCATAATTTTTACACAGATAGCCCGGCAAGAAATGGATACTGTAAATGGTGCGTTAATGAACAAGACAATCCTTCATATTGTTATATATGCGGTTCAACGGCTACATGCTCAAGTCCGCGTGGCTACCTGTGTGATAGCTCCAGGTGTCATGATACAGACGATAGGAGAATGGAAGACCAATACCGGGAACAATACGACGACGATTATTAACCCTCTAACCACCCCGGAAGGAAGGGGGAAAGAATTATGAGCAGAAAAAACAAGTCGAAAGACCGCCTGATGCTACCGGGCGCAAGCAAGTTGGAATGGAAGTTAAAAAACTACCTGCACCTGAATGATATTTACAAAGGCAATAACGATATGCAAACGATAATTATAAATTCATTTTTGAACCAGTACGGCGGCGATAATGATGCGCCGTGGAAAGAGAAACTATTGGTTATAAATGAAAAATTCGGCAGGTTTGCACAGTACGCACAAAATCATTGGAAAACTAAATAGAATTATGGAAACCGAAAACTTTATATATTTCTTTTCAAACAACGTTAAAAAAATAATGAGAAAAGGGAATATGCATAAGCAGGATTTCGCAACCAAAACTGGTATTTCTTATTCAATGGTGGGTGCGATCGCAGAGGGTAGAACCTTGAGTATCCTGTCTGTTTATAAGGTCAGCCGTGCTTTTAATTACACAATTGATGATTTAATAACTAAACTGATATGAAAAACACCCTCAAACTAATCAAACCCGACCCCAAAACCACCCGCATCCTGCCGGATAGCAAGCAGATGCCACTCGTCCCTCCAACCTTTGAAGTGGAGTTGATTGACTTTAGGGTGAAGGGGATTAAGTGGTACACGAGCCTGATGCGCTACGATACCCGGCAGAATGATAAGATTAAATAAATAGGAAAAAATGGAAAAACAAAAAAGCACCGGGCTAACGAAATCAGCCCCGAAGGTGCAAATCACAACACTTACAAGAGATTTAGGATTAGCCATACAGGTTGATAGCCTAAACACGCTGTTAAACACACAGCCACCTAAGAATTGGTACAAGAATCACAAAGGAAACGATTACCTGCCTATTGACAGGGTAAAGAACAACCTGATAACCATATTTCAGGATTATGATTGGGAAATTCAATCTGTTCAGGTCATCGCTAATTCTATATGCGTAACAGGAAATTTGTACATCATTAACCCGGTAACCGGAAGGCAGCGTAAATTGGCGGGTATCGGCGCATGGCCTATACAATTAAACAAAGGTTCAGCACCTACAGACTTTAATAACATTATATCTGACGCTATCCAAAAGAACGCCCCGGCTGCCGAAAGCCTTGCACTTAAAAACGCAGCGTCAAAATTAGGAAAACTATTTGGAGGTGGTAACGAAGAAGTGGAGTTTATGCCAGCGTATTCTAAAGAAGTTCCGCTTGACGAAATCAAACAGTCTTTAGCATCTACTGAATAATGGAAACGATCACAGGAACACCAAACGAATTGCAGCGTACGCCGGAATGGATGGCGCAGCGATTGGGCAGGTTCTCATGCAGCCAATTTTCAAGGCTAATGACAGAGCCGCGTAAAAAAGAGGATAAAGAAAAAGGCAATTTATCCGATGGTGCAATTACATATGTATACGAGTGTGTTGCAGAAAGGCTAACCGGGACAAAAGCAAAGGAGGACTTCACATCTAAATTCACGGATTGGGGTATCCAAAATGAGCCTATTGCAGTAGCTATTTACGATGAGGTCAAGGGCTGTAAATCCACGGATAGCGATTACATAGAATACGGCGAAAATTCAGGCGGATCGCCTGATAGGTTAGTGGGTGATGAGGGTATCTTGGAAATCAAGTGCCCGTTTACCATAACATCGCATTTGGAGCATAAATTAGAGGATTTACGTGATAAGCCCGAGTACTTTTGGCAATGCATGGGCTATTTGCTTATCACGGGGCGCAGGTGGATTGATTTCGTTTCTTACCATCCTTTATACCCCGGTAAATTACAGTTCATTTTAAAGCGGTTAAATGCCTCTGATTACGAACCCGAACTAAAGCTACTAAAATCAAAATTGGATAAATCAACTGAAATTTTTAACTTAATAACAAATTCACTTATATGATTATTATCGATTTATGCCTGTCGGATATACCCGCAGAAGCTCGCAAGAAAAGCGAGAAAAACCAAAAGGTTTACGCGAAATTCGTTGTTGACGAAAGAAAGTCACCAGACAACTACGGCAACACACACACCGTTTACGTAAACCAAACTAAAGAGGAACGCGAAGCTGGTAATGCGAAACAGTATGTAGGAAGCGGAAAGGAAATTGTATTCGGCGCGAAAACAACGGCTAAAAAGCCTGATGTTGAGCAACTGCGGGACGAGGACGATTTGCCCTTTTAGACCCATGAAAAAAATCCTGTCAACAATCCTTCGCGAGCGCACCGATACCATAGAGTACCGGGCGATTCGCAAGGCTCTGATGAACTGCGCCCAAAATGCTAAATTTGAATACCGGGTGCTTAAAATAGATCCTAAAACAATCACAATGCTTCAAAACAATGGCATCAAAGTCGAAAAGAACCAAGACAACGGATACGAAGTCTATCTCCTTACATGGTGATGAGTACTGGATAAACGCGGGTAAACAAATTGAGTGGCCCATCGATTTAAGGGAGCGTCATATATCCGTTCCTGAAATCGATCTGCAAAGGGCTAAAGATAATTTGATGGTTCAACACTTTATTAACAATGGGTTTTTTATTCAGCTTTGTATTGGCGAAGTGAGTAAGAAACCCATTTTTGACCCTGTGATTACCTTAAAGCAAAAGCCTATTGAGCGGAGTGAATTTGCTATCCGTGACAGGTTTAGAATAAAGTCCACTCATTGTGAATTAGAGATTGCTTTTTTGGAGGGTAAAAAAATCACCCTGCATTACATTAACCGTATTAAGCCAGACATTACCAGCAACGTTGATAATTTGCGCAAGGTTTTATTAATGGAGGTATGGGAGCGAATTTAAGCAAATTTGAATGGACTGAATCCGGTCGTGAATTGTTGCTTCAATTTGAGTGCCTTATTCAGATTAACGGCGGATGCGAAAAACTCGCTGAAATCATAACAGCGGAAGCGGTAAAAACCGCATGGCAACAGAAGCGATTTAGAAAGAACGGCGCGCGACCTGCGTTTTATCGGGTTTGGAGTCAGCTTGAGTTAGATTACATATTAGCCCATAAAAAGGAAATAACTTACAAGAATATGGGCAAGTATTTGGGCCGGAGTGAGTCGTCTGTCAGGGATAAACTAAAAGTGTGCAAATGTTGATAAAAAAACGCGCTTTTTGCTTTCTATTTTTGCTATATTACACAACGGAATTAGGAATTGCATTTTTGCGCAGTGAGACACGTATATTTGCAATGGATTTATAATTAAACACAATTTCCCGGTTGCTGTCTCACCTTTGGCACCGGGATTTTTTATCCCTAATTATGAATACTATTCAGAATCAGTACGCCTATTTTTTCTCTAAACTTGGCTACACCACGGAATTTTTCCCCGAAAAGGGATTATTCTATCTCAAAGAAATTGAAACTTATTGCAAATTATGCGATGATCCCGCGCCGCCGGATATAGTTAACCGGGCTATTGAGCAGGCTAAAAAACACACTATCGTTTTGCTGGAGGGCGCATTAACCTACCGGGCGTACATGGTTTATCAGGGAGAGTATGCGGCAGAGGGAATTTTTGTAACCAACGGTGATAAATATTCCCCGTTTTATTATAGCGGCGGCGATTTCTATTTAGATAACTTTGAGAAGGAATTAATAAACATGACGCTTGCAATACGCTGCGGCGAAGATGTTATCTGCCAGCGTTGCGGCTCTATCAATGATTTCACCATATCTAAACCATCGCTTCATTACAAAGCCACTTGCAAATGCGGTACTTATATAACTAACCTGTCTGAAAATAAGCCATCGCTACTTCATTTCGGAAAGTACAAAGGTCGTGCTATAAAATCCATGTCAACAAAAGAGGAAATTGACTACCTGAATTGGGGATTGTCGCAAGGTATATTTAAAGGCAAACTTAAAAAAGATATTCAGGAAAGGATTTCTGAATTATGAACCAATCTGTATACCTTGACCTTTTTAAAATAGGATTAAAGCCAATCCCCTTAATATGGAGCGCAACCGAACGAGTAGCAAAGAGCCATGTAATCGAACATAGCACTATAACGGCAGAATCCTATAACGAAAGTAATTATCAAACTTTCTTACCTGCCAATCATAAGGAAAAAGAGGTTAACGGGATAGGTTTAAAGCTATTCCCGCCTTTCGGTATGATCGATTTCGACCTTAAAAATACCTCTAATAAGTCTCTTTATACGCAATGGGTTAAAGCCGTCTCATCGATCGACGATGACATACTAAGCAAGGTTTGCATTGAAAAAACGCGAAACAATGGTTTTCACGTATATATCAAATACAAGGGACTTACCTCTAAATCATCGTTGGCACGGGAAGAAAACGGCGAAGAGTGTATAGCTATTTACACAGGCGGGGTGTTATCTTACTGCGCCCCAACACCGGGGTATGAGATAACGCACAACTCATTTACAGACATCGAGGAGTTGACAGCAGATGAATTTGATATACTCACGTCCTGCGCTATATCCTTTAATAAATACGAGGAAAAATATACTCAAACATCCAACCTGCTTATTACCTACCCTTTAGAATATGAAACGCAATGCCTTTTGTTTGACCGTAATATAACAGACGAGGCGTTTACCCAACTTATAAACGACATGGGTTTATACGCCGCAGATAACTACCATTACAAACCAAAGGATAAATTTACTGCTTTTTTGCGTAGGGGTTCAAAAGCTGTGTATTCTGCTAAAGTATATTACGGTACAAAAAACCTTCAACTTTTTACATCTTCAATTGCCGGGTATCCGCATTTTCAGGACAGGGTTAGCAAGGATGATACGGCATGGAATTTAAGCCCGTCCCGTATTATTTACTATAAGAATGACCGCGACTGGACGGCAACATTAGAGGA